TCGGCTCGATGCGGCTGCGCAGGTCTATGCCGTCGCCGTTCATGCTCGACCCGTTTGCGAGCAGATCCTCCAGCGCGGCCACGATATCGTCGTAATCAAGCCCGCGCGCGGCCCAGCGGCTTGAGAGTTTGAGCATCGCCTCATAGCGGCCCTCGCCGCGGTTAAAGGCCTCGAGCAGATCCTTGTTGGTGCGGGTGTCGCGCCCGGTCTTGGGGTCGGTGCCCTGTGCCTGGTGGTACAGCGGCTCAAGGTCTGACGCCTCGTCCACGCAGCGGCCGTGGGTCTCTAGAAACTTGTAGCGGGCGCCGCGCACCTGGCCGAAGTAGAAGGACTGGGAGAGGGTGAACGACTCACGCGAGGCGATACCGCCCAGGGCGCGGTTGGCGCGCGCGACGAAGTAAGCCCGCTGCGCCGGCAGCGCGGCCTCGGAAAGCGGCAAGATGGCGCGCCAGCGCGGTGCGCCCTCGGTGTAGGACGCCGAGGTATAGATCACCGAGGTAAGCCCGGCGGCCTGCAGCCGCGCCTGTCCTTCCTCTGGGGTGACGGACTCGTTGTCGTAGTCCACCTCAATACCGTAGACGCGGACGACATTCCCGGCGTGGCGCAGGTAGCCCTTGTCGGACGGGTTGTCCCCGTACTCGCAAAGCGAGAGCAGCGGGCAGGCGGCCTTCGACATGTACGCCGGCGGGTTGGCGAGGGTTCGGACGAGCTCGACCCATGGTGCGTCGGCGTGTTCGGTCTTAGCTTTCGGCCACACATCCGGCCAAACGGTGTAGGTAATGACCGGACCGGAGTCGCCGGCGCGGGTGATTGACTGGGTGCTCATGGGTAGATATCCGGCCGCAGGGCCTTGCGTGATACACCGGTGGCGGCCTCTACCGCAAGTACCCGCAGCGCCGGGACGCTGCCGCGCGCGCACCACTTCTGGACGGCCTGTGGCCTGATCCGCAGGACTCTGGCGAGGGCCGACTGGCCCCCGGCTTTGTCCACGGCGTAGATGATGGCCGCGTGTTGCGGCGTGACTTTCCTGCTCATGTTGACATGGTACAACCTTCGGTATAGGCCACGGAAGGGGGTATGAAAATATTTTACACCGGGGGGTTGTAATCCGTTTTCTGCTGTGCCACTATCCTTTCCACGGGCGGCGATGTTGCCGACCGGAAGCGATAGAAGGAGACGCAACGTGAACGACAAAAAAATCATCTCTCTCGTCCAGTCCATGCCGACCACAATCGACATCTACGACAAGATCGTCGCGCCGCCCACGCTTGTTGGCGAAGACAGCGCGGGCCGCAAGCAGATTGTGTTGAGCGCGGAGGATAAAAATTCATTTTACTTTGCGGACTACTACGGAGAGTTTCGCGGCGGTTGCCCGTGGATTCACCCCGCCCTTGAGACATGGGCGAAGGATCATGGGTTCTATTGGGAATGGGTAAACCCCGGCGCGGTTGCCCTTGTAAAGGGGGCAGCATGACCCCCTTCGAGGCCGCCTTCTGCGCAGCCGTCGGGCTTCTGGCGTTGCTGTTCTTCAGCGTCTTGGCGCTCTTCATGTACGCGCGCCCCGCGCCGTGGCCGTGCCTGCGCGACCGCCGCGAGCGGCTGCCGCACCCGACCATCCGCGCGCGCGTCGTGCAGCCGGGCAAGTATTCGCGGTGGTGGGTATGAGCGCCGTCGACACCTTCTACAAGAATCTTGAGCGGTCGGTGGGCCTGCGGACTGATGCCGTCAGCATCGCCGCCCCCACCCGCGCGCGCCTCGTTGGCGTATCGGTCGGCGAGCTGGCGCAAGCGCTTAAGTTTTCCGGCCTTTCAATTTTTACGGGCCACGACGGCGTGGTCGAAATCCGAAGAGTCGATTCAACAACCCAAGAAGGAGAGAAGCGATGAGTCTGTTTGTTAGCGCCGCCTCTGGCGGCAGTTTCGAGCCCCGCAAGCCCATTGAGGCGGGTGCGTATGCGGCCGTGTGCGACATGGTCGTGGACCTTGGCGTCCAGCCGTCACCCGGCGGCCAGTTTGCGCCGAAAAGGACCGTGGTGCTGCGGTTCCAGATCCCGGAGATCCGGGTCGAGATCACTCGGGAGGGCGAGACGGTCGAGCTGCCGGCGGTCATCAGCCGCACGGTGGGCCTGAGCCTCAACGAGAAGTCCACGCTCTACGCGCTGCTCACGAGCTGGCGCGGGAAGGCGTTCACGCCGGAGGAGTTGAAGAAGTTCGACCTGGGCAAGATCGCCGGGAAGCCGGCCTTCATCAACGTGACGCACTCGGTGAAGGGCGACCGTACCTACGCCAACCTCACGTCCATCATGCCGCTGCCGAAGGCAATCCCGGCTCCGGTGATGGAGGGCGAGGCGCTGGTGTATTCGACAGACGCGCCGGACCATGCGGTCTTTGCGAAGCTGCCGGGCTGGATGCAGGACAAGATCGCCGCCCGAATCGTCGACGCGCCGAAGCCGGCCCCAAAGCCTGCCGCCGCGCCCGCGGCGCTGGCGTCGGACTTCGCCGACGACGACCTGGCGTTCTGATCGTGCCTACCGCACGGCTGGGATACAGGGCGGCAGACGGGAAGAAAATCCCGTCGGTTACTACATGCTTAAAAATTAAGGACCCAGGAGCCTTAATTTTTTGGGCTTACAGAACCGGGAGAGATCACGGCATTCTGGAGGGGCGCGGCGAACCCGCCCCCGCCGGCCTCTACGAGGGCTCGGATGTGCTGGCGATCGGAACGGCGGTCCATGCAATGTGCGAATCTTGGGTTAAAGGCGGAGACCCGCAGGCGGTTCTTACCGAGGCGTTAGACGCGAAGACGGTTGTAGACCGCGACGCTTTCAAGCGCCAGGCGAGCTCGGCGTACAGCGCATTTGAGTTTTGGTGCAGGGGTACGCAATTAGAAATCATCGACTGCGAGGTGCAGGTGATCAGCGAAGCGCATCGCTATGGCGGAACTCTTGATTTCATCGGCCGCCTCGCTGGCAAGCTGGTGCTGGGCGACTTCAAGACATCAAACGGGGTGTACCCTGAGATGTTGTGCCAGCTCGCGGCGTATGCCAAGGCGTATGAAGAATGCACCGGCAGCAAGATCGACGGCGGTTATCATTTGTTGCGATTCTCGAAAGAAAACGGCGACTTTGGTCATCACTTTTTCCCGTCCCTTGACGACGATGCCTGGCCGGCTTTCCTGCACCTGCGGGCGCTGCACGACTTGAACGAGAGGCTCAAGAAGAGAGCGGCCTGATCCACCCTCGAGTCTGGCGATAACCACTTCGGAGCCCGGCCCCGTCCAGACAGCCGGTACCCTACTATGACGCTACACACACACGCCGGCCCGCTGCCCACGCACCAGTATGTCTGGGTCGAGCCCAACGCGATCGGAGACCACGGCTGGCTGCGCGCGGTCTGGTTTGGGCTCACGAGCTTCCCCGGGCGCGCCTTCGGGTGCCATGTCTTGCTGGAGTGCGGCGCGGTCTACCGCAACGTGCCGCTACACCAGCTTGCGTCTAGCAATGATGTCGACGAGCCGTGGACGCCGGCGCAGGCCGCAACCTGGGACTGCTATGGGTACCAATTCTCGACCATCGAATACCCGTTCCTGCAGAGCATGAACTGCCGCGCGCGCTTGCAGGACAAGTCGGAGCGCCGCGGGATGTACCTCTTTACCTTGGCGCCGGTCGGGGATGCCTTCAGCGCAGCGCCAGAGCAGAGCAAGGAATTCTATTTCCTGCAGCTCGAGAACGGCCGGTTCACGGCGCAGCCGACAAACCATTTGTTGGTTGAAGACCGCTCGTTCACGACGGCGCTGGAGTGGCCCAAGTTCCTGCGCCGGCAGAATGAGTGGCACAGCGCGGAGGATTCAGAGTGACCATCGAACTCGACGACTGGGACAGGGAATGGCTCGCGCGCGCGCACTCGGAGTCAGAGTACCGGGCGAAGTGCAAGGAGCTGATGGAGCGGTGCGCCGAGTACGCCGCCGAGCTCGAGCGGCTGCGCGGGCAGCGTGCCGGCTGCGGCTACCCCGACTGCATGGTGGATGGCCGCTGCGCCCGTATGTGGGCGGGCGAGTGTTCTGGACCGAAGAAGGAGACGACGATATGAGCCACCTAGAACTACTGACCGAAGTCCGCGACGCACTGCGCCGCATGGACCCTGCGTGGTGCACGCTCGCCGGCAAGGCGCAGCTCTCCGATCAGGAGTTTGACGAGATCCTCGGGCGCCTCGAGGATGCAGTGGAGGATGGTGATGGAACGACCGCCTGACTTTGACGCCTTCTTTCGGCTGCTGCGCGACGCGATCATCGCGGCGATCGGCATCCTGCTGTTCTGCGCGCTTCTCGTGGAGGTGATGACGTGAGCGACCCCATTAACCCGGCCCACTACAGGGCCGGCGAGATCGAGTGCATCGACGCCATCGAGGCGCAGCTCTCGCCGACGGAGTTTCGCGGGTACTTACGCGGCCAAGTGGCAAAATATAACTGGCGCCTGGGGCTAAAGGATTCAGTCGAGCAGGACGCAAAAAAGATGCTTTGGTACGCCTCGATGCTCGCCGGAGTGGACCCGAGGGAGCGCTAGACCGCCTCGCCCCGGAACCACGCCTTGCCGCCCTCGACCACACAGAGCTCGGGCGGCAGCATTCGCTTTTCGCGAAACGTGAGCACGGCAAAGCCTGACGCCCAGTTGACCGGCCCCGCCTCGACATAGGTGAACTGCGGGCCGGTGATGTCGGCCATCGTGCCGGTGTCTACGCCGTAGCGCCTGCCTCGGTAGTCGCCCCACGGCGTGACCTTGAGCTGGTGGAGGTGGCCGTGGACGTAGCTCACGCCGCTTTTCAGGGCGCTGTTGTAGGCCGCGTGGATGCCGCCATTGACCGGGCGATGCCGGACGCAGACCCAGCCGTCCGTCTTGGCGTTCAAGTGCAGCGCCCAGCCGGCGCGCCATGACGGCAGGAAGTCGAGCAGCGTCGTGCCAGGCATCCCCTCGACCTCGGCGACGCGGCCGGAGAGGTAGTTCTCAAACCGCGCGTCGTGGTTGCCGATTGTGCGCACCAGCTTGGCCGAGCCTGCCGCTCGGGCGATCTCAGCGCAGCGATCTTGGACGGTATGGATCTCGTCCTTGAGCTGCGGCTGCTGCTCCCACATGATTCGGGGGTGCCGGCTGATGCGAGCGCCGTCCAAGATGTCGCCGTTGAGGATGACCATCTCGGGCTTGAGCTTCTTGGCGAGCCGACAGAATGCCTCGTGCGCGACGGTGACGACGCCGGGCCAGTAGTGGCAGTCGGAGGCCACCATCACCACGCCGTCGGCGAGCGTGTCGTGCATCTCGCCCTCGTACTTAACCGCCCGCTCGGCGGCGAGCTTGCTGGCGCGGAAGGCGGCGCCCGACGGGCCTCGCGTGTTCTCGGTACAGGCCCTGCTGTTTTCAGATTCGAGCACGATGCCGTGCTTCGTCTCGAGCGATCGGCGGCGCGTGAACACCTGCCGCACCGAAAGGTTCAGCGCCCTTGCCACATCTGCGGGTCGCTTCAGTCGCTGCCATGCCGCGATGAAGTCTTGGTCGGATGCGGTCATCATGGCTTGGCGTCCCAGTCAAAGGTCGTCAGCGACTGGTGCAGTAGGCTCGCCAAGTTGTCCACGAATACCTCGTCGTCGTTTAGCGGGTGATTCATCTCGCAGAGCAGGGCATGGGCCCACTCGTGGCAGAAGGCCTGCTGGAGCTCGGTGTCGCCCAGATCGCCCCGCAGGTCGATGCGGTGACGGGTCGGGTCGTACATCCCGACGGTATCCATCGAGTGCGGCCACCGGGTGCGCGGGATGATCCGCACCGTGACCTCGTGGCCGTGCAGCTGGAACCGACGCGGGATCTGCAGCCGGGCGTGGCGGTCAGTCTTCCGACGAGAGGAGTCCTGCTGCTGGGGCATAGGTTGCGATCCCTCGGGTGCCACGCGACATCATTGCACGCCTGGCGAGCGGCGACTGTATACCACGCATCAGGTACTGTTGGATAGCCGGGCTCTGGTAGAGCCGCGCCGCTCCGCGTGGGGCGAACATCGCGGCCGCGCCGAGGGCTCCGAGGCCGAGTACATTCTCGGCTGGCTCTTGTCCGGTGTATAGGTTGTAGCCAAGGGCGCCAGCCGCCGGAATCGCCGCCCCTACCGCCTGGATGC